TCTTACAAGAAAGAGACTGGCGGTAACCTGAAGGCTCCGGTCAAAGGAACGCCGAGCGGTCCGGAAGAAATGCGTCGAAAGGGTAGCTTCCTTGTCCGTATGGGTTCGGCAGCTGGTCCTCTGAAGAAGCCGAATGGTGATAAGACCAGATTGAAATTATCTCTTGAGGCTTGGGGTCATATGGGTGACAAGGCCAGTGCGGTTGCCAAAGGCCGTCGGTTGCTTGCCCAATATCAAGCGAGGAAGAAAAAGAAATGAGCACCAAGAAAGAAGAAAAGAAGGAAGCCAAGTTGGGTTCCGGTGAGCGCTACAAAAAACTTGTTGGCGATCTTGAGAAGAAGGGTGTAAAGGATCCGAGAGCGCTTGCCGCTTGGATCGGTCGAAAGAAGTATGGCAAGGCCAAGTTCCAGAAACTCGCAGCCGAAGGGAAGAAGTAAATGGCAAAGGCAATGGGCAAACCAATGGCGAAAGCCGCACCGAAGATGCCAGCAAAAGCAGCAATGAAGAAGCCAATGATGGCTATGAAGGCTGCCATGAAAAAGAAGATGAAATAAGTGAACGATAGTTCAATCGTCGATCTGGCTGCCTACAAGAAAGCCGAGTTGGGTGAATATACCGTAGATGACATCTTTGATGATCTGCGCGGTAAACTCAAAGACGGTATTGTAGTCGGCTGGTCAAATGAAGATGAGTTCATTCTATCCTGTAATCCTATGGACCTGAGTAATCTCATCTATCTTCTTGAGCTTGCAAAGACAGCTTTAATTAAGACAGCACATGAATGATGATCAGACTGGTAGCTTCTCCAGTCTCTTGAACCATGCGGATCGGCAGCGGCTTCGTGAGATTGTGAAGAAAACGCATCTCAAATTCTATCCGGCAAGCAAGCTGACGAATTATGAGTGCGATAAATTCATTGACAATATTGGGCCGGAGGTCATGTTGCCTCTGCTTAAAAAGGCCGTTGACGGGAACCTGATTGGCTAAGTTTAACTATAAGCCGGACGGCGAGACGCTCAAACAGTTCATGAAGAGCGACAAGTTCTTCCGTGGGCTTCGTGGTCCGGTTGGCAGCGGCAAGTCTGTCTGCTGTGCGGTCGAGGTGTTCCGCCGAGCGTTACAGCAAGAGAAGGGCGCTGACGGTATCCGCCATTCTCGTTGGGCCATTGTCCGTAACTCTTACCCCCAGCTTCGGACTACAACCATCAAGACATGGCTTGACTGGTTCCCAGAAGATGTCTGGGGCAAGATGTTATGGCATCCACCACCCTATACCCATCGGCTGAAGCGTGGTGATATTGACCTTGAAGTTATCTTTCTGGCGCTTGACAGGCCAGAAGATGTGAAGAAACTTCTGTCCCTTGAGTTGACTGGCATATGGCTCAACGAAGCCCGTGAGTTCCCAAAATCTATCGTAGATGCTTGCACGATGCGTGTCGGTCGTTACCCCTCGATGAGGGATGGCGGCCCGACTTGGTATGGTGTTATTGCTGATACCAACGCTCCCGATGAGGATCACTGGTGGCCTATCATGGCTGGAGAAAGCCCTCTCCCTGACCACATCAGTCGGGAAGAGGCGCTCATGCTCGTCAAACCAGACACATGGGAGTTCTTCAATCAACCAGCTGCCCTCCTTGAAGTCCTCGATGGCAATGGCGAATTGGACGGATATAAGAGAAATCCAGTAGCCGAGAATCGAAAGAACACTGTCGGGAATTATTACGAAGACATCATCAAGGGCAAGGCAAGAGGCTGGATCAATGTTTATGTTATGAACCGTCTCGGCAGCCTCAATGATGGGAAACCTGTATATCATATGTTCAACGAAGATGTTCATATTGCCAAGGAGCCACTGCTCCCAGTCCCGAACGTGCCAATCATTGTCGGCCTCGACTTTGGTCTCACTCCGGCAGCCGCTTACTGCCAGCACATCAGGGGTAAATGGCTTGTCCTTGGTGAATTGGTTGCTGAAGATATGGGTATCTTGCGTTTTACCGAAGCTCTAAAACGCGATCTTGCCCAGCGCTATCCAAGCCAACAATACATGATCTATGGCGATCCGGCTGGTGATTATCGCGCCCAGACTGACGAACGCACCCCATTCCAGATTCTCAGATCAGCTGGGATCAAGGCATATCCGGCTGGGAACAATGATGTCTCGCTCCGCATCGAGGCCGTCTCCGCTCCGCTCAACCGTCTGGTCGATGGGCAAGTCGGGTTCCTGATTGACAGTCGCTGTGTAAACCTCATCAAAGGGTTTCGTGGTGGATACGGGTATCGACGTATGCAGATCTCCGGTGCCGAACGCTATGAGGACAAACCGGAGAAGAACAAGTTCTCGCACGTTCACGATGCTCTTCAGTATGCCTTTATTGGCGGTGGAGAGGGACGGGCGTTGACAATGGGTGGTAAATCAAGCAGACCTGTCCAAGCAAGACGGGACTTTGATGTGTTTACTCGGAAGCCTCTGGCCCCGAAGAAGCGCGTAAGTGCATTGTAATAGTTTGTCCATTTGGACAATCGGTATCATACAGATTATAGTTGGAGACAATCATGTGTGATTTGTTCAAGTTTGATTCCCCCTCTTCTACGCCACAGCAGCAAAAGGCGGAACAACAGCAACAAGAGATGATTGCCAATCAACAGGCAGCAGCTGACGCTGCGCGTTCAGATGAGAAGCGCAAGCGCACCGCCGAGATGATCGGTCGTAGTGCTGGCCTGTATGGTCTTCGTTCTTTGATTTCTGGCCCCGCTGGTGGCTCTGGGTTCCTTTCCAAAAAGGCTAGCTAATGGCTCTTGAAGAGCAAGTTCTTCCAGTAGATTCTACCTCGGTCGATTCGCTCACCGAGCGTTTCCGCCGTGCAAAGCATATCAAGGATCTTTGGACTCCCAAGTTTGAAGAGTGCTATGAGTATGCCTTCCCACAACGGGAAAGTTTCTATGCTCAGGAACAGGCGCAGACAAAGACGGACAAGATCTTTGACGAGACTGCCGTAGTTGGACTGCAAGAATTTGCATCTCGCCTCCAGTCCGGCCTTGTTCCTAATTATGCTCGTTGGGCAGAGCTTGTATCAGGATCGGAGATTCCTGAAGACCAACGTAGCGAAGTTGACCTCGCTCTCGAACAGGTCACAAGTTATATCTTCGAGATCATCCAGAACTCTAACTTCTCTCAAGAGGCTCATGAGAGTTTCTTGGATCTTGCCATTGGAACTGGTTGCATCCAGATCACCGAGGGCGATGCGCTCAATCCTGTTATCTTTACGACGATCCCGTTAACCCAACTTTATATTGATGTCGGTCCTGACGACCGCATCGATGCTGTATTCCGCGAACGTGCAATCCGCTCAAGCAAAGTCAAGGTGGCTTATCCCAAAGCTAAATTGCCTATGAAGGTGGAAATTGATCTTAAGACTGGCAAAGATGTCCAGCTTAATCTGATCGACTGCACCTACCGTATCTATGATTCGCCGGAAGAAAAGTATCAGCGTATGCTGTTCGATCCTGTATCCAAGGATCTCTACTATCAAGAAACATATATCGGAGCCGGATCAAATCCGTTTGTTCCGTTTCGCTGGTCAAAAGCAGCTGGTGAAGTCTTTGGTCGTGGCCCATTGCTCAATGCAATGCCAGCGATCAAAACATGCAACCTGACTGTCCAGTTGATTCTTGAAAACGCACAGATGGCGATCTCCGGATTGTATCAAGTTGAGGATGATGGCGTTTTAAATGTCGATACAATTCAAATCGTTCCTGGGACTTTAATCCCAATCGCTCCGGGCTCTTCTGGTTTGAAGAACATTACATCGACTGGTAATTTCGATGTTGCTCAACTGATCCTCAGTGATATGCGGATGAATATCAAGAAAGCCTTATACAACGATATGCTGGGCAATCCTGATAAAACCCCTATGTCTGCGACGGAAGTTTCGCAGCGTATGGCTGACTTGTCCCGTCAAATTGGCGCTGCCTTTGGTCGCTTGCAAGCTGAATTGGTCAACCCTGTTCTTCGTCGCGTTGTATATATTTTGAAGAAACAGGGTCGTATTTCGATCCCGACAATCAATGGTCGTGAGAT